GAGGCTCGCTTTTCGGTACGCTCATGACTTCGTACCTAGCCGGGTTTCACAAAATTTTATACCACTTTCCCAGCTTCTGCAATCTGTTTCTTAAACCTGTACTTCAGCACTTGCTCCCAGCTTTTAGGCACGCCGCGCTGCCGCCAGTTGCTAACTACGTTCTGCCTTACGTCCAAAAGATAGGCCAGTCGACCCGTGCCGCCAGCCGCTTTGATTGCTATTTCTAAGATGTCCATCCTCGCACTATATCACAATTGTGAACGGCAATGGTTATAGAAAAAACCTATTGAAAAAGCAAAACCTATAAAAACAATTGTAAAAAAAGACTTGTAGGACTTCACATTTGTGATAAAGTCTACCCATGCCGCAACATTCCGTAGCGGTCTTTTTAGGAGTAAGTAAATGCGAGATATACACGTTCTACTAGCAGAGTTCCGCGAAGCACTAACGCGCGGCTTTATCCCCCCAATTGAAATGGCAAAGTTGCTAAACGACATGAACTGGTCGTTAGTAAAAAACTTTCCTGACATCCACACAGGCTTGTCAGACAACCTGGATGACGTTAGCGACAACCTTTGGACATCAATTCAACAATTTGGGAGCCATGATGAATAAGTTAGCAGACATCACACTTGCCGTGTTTATCGGCGTATCTTTAGCTTGGGTACTTGTTTATGGATGGGCGCTGTAATGAAAACTTATTCACAAGAATGGTACATAGCACAAGCTGCGCCAGAAATGTACAAATTGCTTAAAGAAACATTACGAACTTTAGAGCAAACAACCGATATTGAAACAGACATAAAAAAAATTCACGAAAAAATTATTAACGTAATTAACAGCATTGATTAAGAAAGAAAATTATGAAAAACATTGCATCAGCACTTGTGAAAGCCCAGCGCGGCTTTGCACCGGCTTTGAAAACGTCTACAAACCCTCATTTCCGCAGCAAGTACGTTGACCTTGCCGGTTGCGTAGAGGCGGTTGTAGATAGCTTAAATGCCGCAGGAATAGCCCTTATACAACGCACTAGCCAAGACGATACAGGCGTGACTGTGGAAACAGTCTTTGTCCATGAATCGGGTGAGATGCTGGAGTGCGGCAAGCTGCACGTTCCTGCTTCTAAACAAGACCCGCAAGGCTATGGCTCGGCGCTAACTTATGCCCGTAGGTATAGCCTAATGGCGGCTTGTGGCATCGCACCGGAAGATGATGACGGTAACGCAGCCAGCCGCAAACGCGAAGTTGTTGAAAAGTCAGAGCCAAACGTAAAGTTTATTGAGGAGCAATTAGGCGTTATGGCTGCCTGTAAAACAGTAGATGAATTAAAACTTGCTTACACAGGTGCTTATGCTTGTTGTGATGGCGACCAGGCGTGGCAAGCCAAAGTTATCGCAGTTAAAAACAAACGCTTTAAGGAGGATTCAAATGCTTGATTTACCTAACGCATGGCCTGGCTTGATGGAACAAGGCACGGACGCATGGTTTACCGCCCGTATTGGCAAAGTAACCGCCAGTAGGGTTGCCGACCTAATGGCTAAGACCAAGACCGGCTATTCGGCATCACGCGACAACTACATGGCTCAATTGGTCTGCGAACGTCTTACCCAAACCAAAGCGGAAGGGTTTACCAATGCCGCAATGGAATGGGGCACAGAACAAGAACCATTTGCACGGGCGGCGTATGAAGCTAAAACTGGCGTGATGGTTGAGCAAGTAGGGTTTGTGCCTCATCCATCAATTGAGTGGGCTGGAGCTTCGCCTGACGGCCTTGTTGGGGATGATGGGTTGGTTGAGATTAAGTGCCCAAACACAGCGACCATGATTGACACGCTGCTGACCGGCAAAGTGCCGTCTAAATACAACACCCAAATGCAATTCCAAATGGCTTGCACGGGTCGCGCCTGGTGCGATTACGTTGTATTTGACTCAAGAATGCCAGTCAAAGCGCAACTATTTATCAAACGGGTTGAACGCGACAATGCGTTTATCAAAGAAATGGAAGCGGAAATTGTCAATTTCTTAGCTGAAGTAAACGTGCAAATTCAACAACTTAACTCAATTATTGAAGGTAATTAATTATGTCTAAGATCAAAAAAGAAATTTCCGTAATTAGCGGCAAATACACCAACGCCCAAGGCGTAGCCAAAAACCGCTATGCCCGCATTGGGTCAATCATTGAAACCAAGTCCGGCGATATGCTAAAGATTGACAACGTGCCCCTGGTCGCTGGCGGCTGGGACGGATGGGCATACATCAATGAGCCGCGTCCAAAGGATGATGGCTTTCCCAAAGATGATGACGTACCTTTTAATTAGAACGGGTCTATAATGGTTGCTCCAAAGTCACAGGAGTTCAACATGATTCGTTCTAAAGAGTGTTTTAAGTGCAAGACCGTCAAGCCTTTGGAGGATTTTTATAAACATCCCAAAATGCTTGACGGATGTGTAAACAAATGCAAAGAATGCAACAAAAATGATGTTACAGCCAACAGGAATAAAAATCTTGAAAAGATACGGGCTTACGACAGGGCGCGTGGAAAAGAACCAGAGCGCATCAAGACGAACACAGAAATTAATCGTGCATGGAGAGCCGAAGATAAAAGAAGGCAATTGGGGCATACAGCCGTTGCTAGAGCCATCCGTAATGGAAGTTTATTTCGACTACCCTGCATCAGGTGTGGAGAAGCAAAGTCCCTCGCTCATCACGAAGATTATGACAAGCCTCTTGAAATTATGTGGCTTTGCCAACCCTGCCATAAACAACGTCATAAAGAATTAAAGGAAGAATTTTAATCATGGAATATCACCGCGCTAGAAACACAGACCCAGTAACTAGCTGGGAAGCTGCCGATGACGCAAAAGAACTTGCCAAAGCACATTCTGCGGCAATTCTTAAAACTTTGATTAAACACGGGCCGCTTGGCAAAGACGGTATTGCTTTCTTTGCAGTAATGGATGGCATCCAAGTAGCCAGGCGCCTGCCCGAAATGCAGCGAAATGGATTGGTAGGTTTGACAGGTAAGACAGTAAAGTCTATGGCTAAACGTGCTGAAAGGGAGTGGTATGCGATTTCTTAAATTTTTGAAAGATTATTACCGCGACTTAACGCCAGTTGAAGTAATTGAGCGCGAACTTAAACAAGCCCATTTAGACCGCTTGGAGGCAGAAAACGCAGTTGAGTACGCCCAGGCGGTGCTTGACTTAAATTTGGGCCGCATAGAGCGCTTGAACACACGTTTAGGAGAGTACAAATGAAAGGGCAAGACGGGTACAACCAAGACCCCACTTGGCTGGAGCGTACTGGAGGCTATGCAAAAGATATGACTTTGCGTGACTACTTTGCGGGGCAGGCTATGCAAGCACAATTATCAATGCAGGAAATTAGTTTAGCTATAAGCCGAGGAGAAATCACAATAAAAAATGTTTCCGGAAGTTGTTATGAGTGGGCAGACGCAATGCTCAAGGAGCGTGCCAAATGATGAGTGAAGAAGACATCAAACGGGTCAACGAAACATATGCTCGTAATGGGCTTGAGCAAGACCCCATAGAAGATATTGCTGCCACATTCAAAGGCTTGGTTGCTTTTATGTTTGTGGTGGCTGGATTAACAATGCTTGCTTTTGCGATATGGGGGAAGTGATGACAGGCTATCAATCAAAGAAAGCAGCGGCGCTGGATGAAGACGGGATGTACCTTGTGCATCACACACAGCCCGCGCAGGAGCCGGTACAAGTTTCAGTAGAAGAATTTGTACACATAGTTGAAGATAAAGAACACTTAGTCGGTCGCCCTATTGTTTGGGCGCAATGGCCTAGCAAGGAGAAGAACACATGAAGGCTTATTGCAAAAATTGCGCATTGATTCAACCATCTAGTTTTAGACCATGTAACGATGCGGTAACAGGAACGCTTTACGAAGACTTGTGCTGCGATACATGTGATTTTATTGTGGCTACCTTGGAGGAAAGAGAAACCTTGGCACAGCCAGCGCAGGACAAGCTAGAGCAATGGGGCTGCGAAGCATTTAATGATTGGTGGGATAGTGACTACGATGACAGCACTAACCCATACGAAAAAGACACTTTTGCTTATTGGGCATGGGCAGGATGGCAAGCGGCATTGGCACAGCCAGTGCAGGAGCCGGTGGCGTGGATGTATCAAAGTAATGATGAGTTTGGCTGGCGGGATGAAATCCAGTTTGTACAACCACCAAATCACCCAGTTTTTAGGAACGTAGTAGCCCTCTACACCGCCCCGCCACAGCGCACATGGGTAGGGCTAAAACCAGAGGAAATACTAGACTTGTTTGACCTAAACAATGTGTATGGAAGCAAGTGGGTAGAATTTGCCCGCGCAGTTAAAACCAAACTCAAGGAAAAAAACACATGAAAATTGAACAAATTAAAGATTATGCTTATCCTTGCATGATGGCAGAAAAAGCACTTAAAAATGTTTACAATTTAATGCAAGAAGACAAATCTAACAAAGCAATTACACAATGCTTTATTGCAATTGACGAAATAAAAAACATTATTATTTTTATACAAAATGAGAAAATCAAAACATCAATTAATTCGTGACACTTTATTAAAACATGAAGATGGATTGACTAAAAGCCAAATTTGCATAATGACAGGGATTAGCCCTAATTCAATAAAAAAATCGTTAGATGCTATGCCAGATGTTTATATAGATCGGTGGACAAAGCCTGCTAAAAGGGTTATTACACCTGTTTATATTGCCATTGTTGTTCCAGACGATTGCCCAAAACCATAAAAAAAGGGAGGGCACATACCCTCCCCAAATTGGGCTTGATCGTACCCAATTATTCAGCTTCTTCAGCTTCTTCAACTTCTTCGCACTCGTACCAGTCATCAGACTCTTCATCGTAGAAGTACCAAACTTCGTTCTCTTCATCAAACCAGTATGCTACGCCTTCTTCGTCGTACTCATACTCTTCATCGGCAAACTCATCTTCAACTTCATCGCCCGCGTCAAACTCTTCTAGGCTTTCCACAAAACCTGCAAGTGCCACGGCTTTCCACAATTCAAACGTAGAAAATTCAACTTTCTCACCAAAACCAAAATTAATTGTCAGCGTAAATTCCATGATTTGCTCCAAAAATTATCGTAGCACGGCGCTACAAAAACATCTTAGCCTAAACAAATGACTAAAACTTGGACACGTTTATGACGTTTCCACGGAATTCAACGTGGTCTCTGTCAAACACCTGTACAAGTTCGGGTTGTAACAAATGGCCTTTCCATATTGTGAGAATAGCAAAGCCAGACCGCCAATTAGTAGGGCTGTCTTCTAAGTAGTCAACAAATTGTGGCCCCACGGGGTCTGCCAGCGTTCCTGTGTCTACTCCATACCTTGTGCCGTTAAGGTCGCTAAAAGGGGCCACTTTGAGGCTGTGAAGGTGTCCTGTGACGTAGGACTTGCCGGACATAACGCTGTTGTTATAAACTGCGTGAATTCCACCTTTCCAGCGATGTTTAATTACTACATCATCAGTCGCCCAGCAAGACCAGGCTGGCGTCCACGCTTGAAAATGATCTTTAAGCGTAAAACCTTTTATGTTTGCAAATTCCGGTACACGATTCGCCAATGTATTTTCAAAACGCGCGTCATGGTTTCCAAGCGTCCAGACCAACTTGCATTGACGATTGCCTTCCTTGGCTGCTGTCTCTATTTCTTCAAGACTAGCCTCACACGCTTTTAGTTCGCCAATCAGACTAGGCTTGCTATCCCATCCGATACGAGGGAATCGGGATATGGATGCACCATCAAACGCATCGCCATTGTTGATTACTGCTCGGGGTTTGAATTCTTGAATGGCCCACAAAAGACCTTTGAAGGCCGTAGACCGGATGCCTGGCCAAAAGTGTGCATCACTAAAAACGATTACTTGTCCGTTAAGTAATCCAAGATTTGTACGGACATTGTGGGGTACGGTAGTGTAATTCTTTTGGTACTTTAAGCCCCGAACATCATCTGCTTGGAGAACAATGTTTCGCTTCTTTTCTAAAGTTCTTCGCCTAGTGTTTGTTCTTCGTTCAGTAATACCAAGGGCTTCTGCAAGTTTTTTAGAAGAACGGTGTTCATTCCATAATTCTATAAAAACATCATCAGAACAAGTTTCCTGTGGCATACAAACCTTTCGGAGTTGATCTAGGTTTATAACCGATTTTTATTGCACAAATAAGTTTTTATGAATAAAGCCTAGTGCCCTGCTTATCAATGATTAAAACTTGATTGCGAGGCTTGCCCTTTGGGTCATTGGTTACGCTGATATGAGTCCAACTATCAAACTCACGAATCAGTTGGTCAAACGGCAAGTTGGCAACAATGATTGCTTTTACAACTTGGTCTGGTGTCATGCCTGGCACTCGAATGTCCGCAGCACAACCAACTCGATGTTGGCTTGTATCTTTGCTTCCCACGGCATCATTGACCTGTTTAGAACGGAAGGCAGAGTTAACCATCACCGGCTTACCACCAATGGCGACCTTGACCTGCTCTAACATCCCTGCCACTCGAATTAAGTTTGCTTTTTCCTGAGCGTTTGGCGTATTGTCAAACTGCCGGTGGTCAGTAACCGTGAGTTCTTCGAGAGTAAAGTGTTCGGTTAAATTCACTTTGAGGCCACACCCTGCATTTTTTCAGCAGTACGCATACCACCCAAGCCAAGCATACCCAACAGTAACGGCATCATTGTGCCGGTGTCCATCTGTGGAAACTTGACTGGATGTCCAGCCAACATAGAGCCCCATTCAGCCAATGGGCCAACAACAAACTGCACGGCAAATCCTGCGCTGCATACCCAGCCGATACTAGGACGCCAGCCGGATACAAAAACGCTAGAACTGCCTGCTTCTATTTTGTTGATGTCCATCTGTCCTGCAAGCTGGGCTAACTCACCAGACTGTTGCAGTTTCATCAATTCAAGTTTAGCTGCTGCTTGTTGGGCAGGATCGGGGAAAACTCTATCTAATACTTTGCCGCCAATGTCTAACAATGCGGATACAGGGTCAAGTGCCATTTGGAGTTTCCTCTTTGTTTGCGCCTACTTTTAAGCCAGATAGCCAGCCAATTAAACCGCCAATGATGGTCTGAAAAGCAGGGCCAATAATCTCAAATATTTTGGTGTTGTCTACTTCCTTAACAAACAGGCCGTGAATTAGCGCCCAGATCAAAGATATAACCACCGCGCACAAAGTAGCTGTGACCATGTATGTGACTACATTTACTAACTTGTCTTTGCTGTTCATCTTGCTTTCTCCATAATCTTTCCCCGCAAAGCAGGGCTATCTGAAGTACCAGCCCACTCAGGCAAATTGTTCCATATCAGCGTGTAGTCATTCACACTGCACTTTGACTTGTCCAACCATGCCAGCATAGCCTTATGGCGCTCTATGGGGTCATGCGTTGACCAGGCTATAACGTACAACTCCTGCACCGCGCAAGTTGACTTAGGCGGCGGCTTTAATGGTGGTAATGGCGCGTTCAAAATCAACCTGTCTTGAGCCGCCGATATTGTTACCAGCATCAACAAAAGTACGGCCCAGCGCATACATTAGCTTTTTCCTACTGAATGGCTTAGATAGCCCAATACACTTCCAATAAAAGAAACCATAACCATGCCAGCGTAAAACGACCCTTTGCCCTGATTTGCTATTTCAACAAGTTTGTCAATGTTGGTTTCCAGCTTGTCAATCTTGGCAGACATTTCATCAAATCGGCGTTCATAATCCTGCACTTTTTGCCACAGAACACCATATTTAACAGGGTCAATTTCAGGCAAGTTCATGATTTTTGTATGAATGCTAGTGCATAGTAGGTAGGAAGGTTTGTCCCTACGTTGCTGGTTACTGAAGATGTGAAACCACCAGTATTACCTACTGAGTAAGTATTACCAGCCCCGACCACAAATGAATCTTTTAAATTAGGCGTGCCATTAGAACCATCGCAAAGGTAGTAGCCCGATGGAACAGAACTGATAGAACCCGACCACATGATGATGCCGCCCGATGGCACAGCCGTAACAGCCGAGGCCGTGCCCAAGATGCCATAAAGGTTGTCATATGTCTGTATGACGTTATTGCTTGAATCAGCCAGGACAAACTTGTAGTTAGTTCCCGATGTAAGCCATATCTCATTTGGCGGGCGACCATCCGTTCCTAGCTGGATAGGATTGGTGTTAGAGATTGTGCCCGCTGACGTTGTGTAAGTTGTCGTAGGCGTTGTCGTGCCCGCAGCATAGGTGTAGATGTATCCCCCGTTTAGAGGGATGCCGGTGGTGGTAAAAAATTGAAATCCGTTACCGATGGGGGAAAGATTAACGCTCATTTGCCTATGTCCTTTAATGATGTAACGCCAGCCGCAGGCTCAAGTGCTTTCTTTGTTTCTTTTGCAGCCTTAAATTTTTGTACTTGTCCGCGAATCATGCTGCCAACAGGAACTCCAAATTTACCACCGCCAACAGCGTTTGCAACAGCCTCTAAACCACCAGCGGCACGTTCAGCTAGTGCGCCAACCAATGTATTGGAATTGTTTACAAAACTTCCTTTAGGTTGCGCCTGAGTGTATTGAGCAACATTGCCCAATGTTTTTAACGTAGAAGACGCATCAGGGTTAAACACAAGGTTTAACTTTTGCGATTTGTCCAATTGATTGAGGGCTTTGTTAAACGCTGCTTGCGAAAAATTACCAGAACTATCCACCGCTTTTTCACGCAACCAATTTAACGTGCCTGCGCTCATGTGTTGGTGCGCTACTGAATCACGGCCTAACTGGTCAATCATTGTTTGCACGTTGTCGCGCGTTCCATTAACAACAAATTTATCAATAAATTTATCAGGTGGAACGCTACCTTCTATCGCTGCTTTATAAGCAGGGTCTTTTTCAAGCATTTGAAATCTTGCTTTAGCAGTAGATCGCGCATCATCCGCAAAAGGCTTAAGTTCTTTTGCTGCATCTTGCAATGGCAAATTTTCAAGTTCTTGAACCATATAACTAGCAGCGCGACGAGTTGGGCCTTCCGTGCTAGTTCTAGAAATGTCACCAAGGTTACGACGCAGGCTTAAATAATCTTCAAACGTCATTGATTTTTTAGCCGCCATTTCACTAATTTCAGCCATTTGATTTGCAGGCGCATCCCGTGATAACAATTCTTTTTTTAATGATGTTTTAATGTTATTTAACAAAGTTGGCGCATCAATTGGAAAATCACCGCCATTTGCATCACGCAATGCTTGATATTTTTTATCAATAACCTCATTACGCGCGTCATCTAGTTTTTTGTAGGTGTCAATTAATGAATCGCTGTTTTCTATTGTTTTTGTTCCATAAGCATCAGGCGCTGCGGTTTCACGAATAGCATCAAGGTTTTTAATTAATTGACCATTTTGTTCATTAAAACGTGCTGCTAGTTCTGGGTCTGCACCCCTGCGGTTTTGCTCCATTGACAATTGGCTAACATCACCCGTGGCTTGCCCGTTAGTAAGGCGCACCGGCTCGGGCAATGAATCCGCTTCAATGTGGCGTTGCAACACTGGCACATTAACTTTGTTTGGCGGAATGTTGCTAACCACTTTTTGTAGTTCGGGGCTGGCGCTTGCCAATGCTGCTCTAATTGTGGTTTCAGTTGGTACTGCCGCAGCGCCTACGCTACCAGACGTTCCTGGCGTTCCAACTTCAACGGTGTACTCTGGCAAAGCCGCCTTAATTTTGCCAATAACCGCTTTAGCAGGTTTAATTCCCGCAGGCAAAGCCATCATTGCAGCGTTTACACCTTGTTCAATGTCTGTTGGATTAATTCCAGTACGTTGACCTACTGCTTGTGCGCCCTGAGATACAACACCACCAATTGCTTGTATGGCTTGATTTGGCAATGAGCCTTGATAACCTGGCGTTTCAACCGTACCCGTAAGGCGACCAAATGGATTAGCCAATGCTTGCGATAAAGGCTTGGCTTCAGCCGTTGCTTCTTCTGGGCTTAATCCAAACATTCGCGCTATGCCATATTGAGCAGTATTAGCAAACTGAGAAGGCAGATTGCCAACCACATCAAGCACGGCGGCAGTTTCGCCAGGCGCACGTTGTTTAAGTTGCAAGGCGCGTTGGAATGCTTGAGCAACCGGCCCCATTGGTGGCCTGTAAGCCTGCAATTCAGCCGCTGTTGGGCCGCCTTGACCGCCTCGACCACTTCCACCACTTACAGCCGCCGTTGTAGGCATATCAAGAAAGTCGGCAAATGTCCCGCTTTGAGGCGCAACAGACGCATCAGGCGTTAAATTCATGCGTCCTAATTCGCGGGTCAATGAAGCCACATCACCTTGGGCAGAAGTATCGCCACTAGCCAACCGAGATTTAGCTTTGGCAAACTCAGCTTGCAATATGCTTGCACGGTCAACGTCTTTTAACCGTTGATCGTTTGGCGCTACTTTGGTCGCGGGCTCAAGGAAGTCGGCAAAGGTAGGCATTATTGAATAATCCCAAGTTGTTTAGCCATTGCACGTTTTTGACGCAATGCAGTAAGTTCCGCAGGACTCATTGCTTGCATCATCTTTTGCGCGTCTGCTTGTGACATTTCTTGGAAGAAACGCGGGTCAGCAGCGTTGTTCCATTGTAAAAGTTTGTTTTGATAGCTAGTTGGGTTGCCAATAGCATTTTGTAAGAAATTAGCCTTTGCTGCG